AAAAAAGCGATGGTATTTTTTTACCACATCTTAGTTTTCTTTTTGCTTGCGTCTTGCATTTTCTTTGTAGGGCATTTCCTTCACAATAGAGATGAAGCTCTATTTTGCGTTAAAACGCTTTGTTTTATTGCGCTTTGGTTCTATTCTATTAATATATTAAAGAACCTTCGCTTTATGCTGATTGACGGCACGACAATGCACAGCCTTATCGATTTTATCTACTACATAGTTAGCTTAAAGTTAGTGAATAAAATACCTTTTTTGAATGACTATTTAATTACAAATAAGGCGTTCGAAAAAGAGATACAGGAGCCAAATTTTAAAGGTCAAAACGAGGGTAGAAGATAATGGAATTAAACGTTAAGAGAATAGCAAGAAAAGACGGCTACACAATTGGTCGTCTTTTCATTAACAATGAGTATTTTTGCGATACTCTCGAAGACACAGACAGAGGTTTGAGCAGCACAATGCAAGTTAATGAAATACTTGCAAAGAAAGTCAAAGCACAAACAGCAATACCAACGGGTAAATACGATGTAATTTTGACGTTTTCGCCACGCTTTAAACGTGTGTTACCTTTGCTTTTGAGCGTCAAAGGATATGAAGGCGTAAGAGTTCACGCAGGCAATACAAATAAAGACACTGAAGGGTGTTTGCTCATTGGTGAAAACAAAGCGAAAGGACAAGTATTAAACAGCCGTGCAACGCTTGAAAAACTTATGTCAATTCTTTTAGACTGCGAGAAGAGAAAAGAAAAAGTAACTATTTTAATAGAGTAGCTTATGAGAAGAATTTTATATTTGATTTTAGCCGTCTTTGCAACTCTTTCAATTGTGAGTTGTAGAACGCAACGAGTTGTTGAAAAACAAATCTTTCACGATAGTATCTACATTACAAAAGATAATGTAATTTACAAGTATGAGAAAGACAGCGTGCAAGAAAAAGAAAAAGTGCATATTTATACAAAACGTGATACAATTTTGAATATTGACAGCGTGTTTGTTGTAAAAGAAAAGTTTGTAAATCGTTGGAAAATTCGCACAGATACAATTACAAAAGTAGTGTATATTTCGAAGAATAAAACAGCCTCAACAGAGAAGGAAAAACGGGGGGTTGGTTTGCTCGAAAAATATACTTTCAACTTTTGGAAAACTGCAAAGATAATACTTGTACTTTTTATTATTTCAATTATAGTACTTCGCAACATAGATAAGTTATTTTGGCTACTTGATAAGTTCGATAAATTCATAAGAAAATAGATATAAAGAAAGGGTGTGCAACTTGCACGCCCTTTAATGTTGTTCAGAATATCATTTATTTGCGCCATAACGGCTTTAAATTACTTTTTCTATACTTTGTATCTTTGAAAAATTATCGAAGATTGTACGCAATGCATCGTCAGCGTGTTTTCTCATTATTTTTAAGTAGTTGAAAATCGGGCGGTTGCTCTTCACACTTTGACCAATGCAATATTCTAAAACTTCAAGAGAAATACCTAAATCGAAGCCGTGCTGAACAAATGATTTTCTTGCGCTATAATAGCATACTTTTTTGTAATTGCTAATCTCTAATTTTTCAGCCAACGTTTTTATGCTTCGTGTTACATATCTTAGAAAATTTCGATATGTAAATTTATAGCCAAAATCTAAACGACCTGTATTTTTATTCATCCACTTTTGTATAATTCTTTTCGCTTCTGGCTGAATTGTGAACGATATTTTTTTATCACTTGTTTTTGTATTTCTTGACTTGTGGCGTACGTATTCAAGAACAGACACTCCACGAAAATCAATCGAAAGCAAATCTATTAAATTTATACCACCAAGATAGTAAGAGAGCAAAAACAAATCTCTAATTCTTTAAAGTTCTTCAATTGTTATGTCAATTTCACGTTCTTCGTCAGCCGTGCGTTTCCAATACATAAAAGGGTGTATCGAATAACTTACAAGTTGTGAACGAATAGCACGATTAATAATTGTGCGCACCATCGATAAATTCATATTGATGTACGTTTGTGAAAGTCCCTTTCTTTTCAAAAAACGTTCAAGTTCTGAAATTGTAATATTACTAATTTCTTGTAAGAACATATCACCATTTGCAAATTCAGAGAATAAACGCAATGAGTTTTTAAGCATTTGTGCGTAACCTTGTCTGTTATCTTCGATTAATTCACTTTGATATTTTTCAGACACTTGCGAAAATGTAGTTGCGTTTGCTTGTGCGTGCATATTTTTTAAGATATCACGCAATTCTTTGCAAGTATATACATCGGGCGAAATAACCCTTTCAAGTCGTTCTTCATAGTCATTCAAAACTTTGCGAAGTTTAATATTTAAATCGTGAGCGTTTGCGACACGAACGACAGAACCATTTGAGAAGTCAGAGAAGTTTTGCACTTTGTATTTCGTAACGATATAATGTGTTTCTTGCTTATGTCCTATCGAAATACGAATTTTATAACTGCCGTCTTTGGCTCTTGTATGCTTTAATATTGCTAATTTAATTGTTGCCATAATTTACTAAACGAATAGAAAAAACTTGTTTATACGTCCAAATTTGGACGAAATAAGCGTTTTTTTTATTACTGAATAGCAAACCAAGTTGAGAGAAAAAAAGAGAAAGTGCCTAAAAGTAAAGCAAATAGACACTTTCTGTGATAGTGATTCCGAAGGGGTTCGAACCCTTGACCCACAGCTTAGAAGGCTGTTGCTCTAATCCAACTGAGCTA